CCCAGCACTATTGCCTGAATTTGTAACTCACCACCATCAGACAATTGCTGTAAGGGATGCGTATATAGATATTGTAATAGATCGTTTACGCATAGCGCATAATTTTTAAAGATAATATCATAAATCCCTACTATTCAAAAGATAGTAGGGATTTATGATATTATCGTCTGTTATATATATCGTGAGCTGTTAAAGGTTCACTACTAAATGTTCCTGAATGTCCTAACTGATAAGGTGTTGCATATCCATCTCTATAGTTTACTGTATCTTTCTTTTGATACTCATAACTACGTTTACGATCTTGCTTAGTCTTTTTAGCTTGGGCTATTAACGAGTCTAGAGAGTAAATCTCATTTTGCTCTAACACAATTCGCTTATCTAACAACCTCAACTCTTGTTCTAATCGCATTGAAACAAAATCATCAGATTCAGTTGTTAAAATTTCAAAGATTTCTTGAATACGAATTCTGATCTTATCTTGCTCATCTCTAAATTGAAACTCCTGATGCGTCTCAGTAGTCTTAAGAGCTACCTTAGACATTACCTTACTAGTATCAATCCCATAGTGACTAAGATTCTTACCTAACGTAAGTAACCAATGACACAATAACCAACTAATTACCATATCGTCATGCTCACCATCCTCATGGTCGATTCTACCATTCTTATTTACTAGGCCAGTAATCTGTCCAATTAAAGACATGTCGTGTATTTTATCACAGCTTCGTTTAGCAGCGTTTTGTAAAGTGGTAGAGTATAGCTCACTACGACTAGCATACCCAGCGCCAGCAGTAGCAAATCCAAATGTTTTCTTATACCTAACGTTTATATCACTACTACGTCTACCCAAAGGTACTTTAATTTCATTATACCTTTCCCTATCTTCATCAGAATCATTCACTACCCTATTAAATAACCTCTGGAAGGGGTCTACACCATGCTGCGGTAACATAATCAGTAGATAGTCTAACAACATAGCTCCAGTTGACCTACGTTCTATTATAGCAGTTATCTTAGGATAGGCTACCAGTATGGAACATATCCATTCTGAAAATGTAAATAAGTTAGTTTCATTAATAGTAGCACTAGCTACAACCTCTAATGATTCTGCATCTACAATAACAATACCAATATCATCCCCACCAGAAGCTTCGCTAGTGTCTGCCCCCATGATGAAATTACCACTCATGAGTCTATTGTGAATCTCGTGTTCAGGTATATACCATCTAGTGATGTACCCATGTGGAGCACTGATATCGTTATGGGTTATTTCTTTATGACTCTTAGCTATACGTTCTAGTATCTCTACTGGTAATGGATTGGTCTGACTACCTGATGTCCAAAGACAGAAGTAATCTCGTTCAGCATCTTCTCCAGTTTGTGTAGATATATCAAGCTTTTCTTTTAACCAAGCATCTGACTTACCTAACTGTCTGTGTGTGAGGGTTATGTTAATTCTACACACACCACCCCTAGAGCTATTCTTAACTAATCTTTCTAGTTTAGGTAGGTCAGGAGCATCGTAGAAATGTTCAGTCATTATAGCAGAATCAGTAAGCATATTAAATATAAATCTACCGTCCTTGTCATCTTTCTTACCAGCTGTAGTTGTAAGTGTAATTCCATAAGGAACGCCAGCTTTCTTAGCCGCATCAAACGCAGCTCCAGTCGCAGCTAGTAGAGCTGGTAACGCTAATGCTATATTTACTTGGAATGGTGCTTCATCTAAACGAATAACAGACGTAACCAAACCTCGACCCATATTGTAAGCTCGCTTAGCAGATGCCTGAGGTACGTGAGCTGTGTACTTATTACCTAGAGCTTTAATTGTAATCTCTTCAGTATTGTTAGTATCTTCTCTTCCACGCTGTTGTAAGTAGTGTGGTAATTCAGCAGCAATATCTTTTATTTGTTGAATATTCTTACGTCTAAGAGTTTCATCTTTAGTAAGTAAATTTATTTTTGTATTTTGACACATGATGTTCAGTAGTAGAACGTCCAATGTATCGATAGCAAATGATTTACCTGTTTGACGTGGTTGTATTAAAAATGTAGTTATGTGATTAAAGAAACACCACCAAATGGCTATATTACCTCTATTAGCATCAAACCTAGTAGCTGTGGATGTACCTTCCCCAGGCACCATTGCTATTTCACGTAAGAAATACCATGGATTCTCACGACATTCTAATGCTATCATTGCCATTTGTTCAATGGTTAATTTTTTATCAAATGGATCTACACCTTGCAGTGCTGGATTTAACAGTGCTAAAATAAAAGCATTATTTATAACCCCCATTTGTTTATATACGCCAGCTAAATGTAAAAAGCTTTTATTTTTAGTAGTTACGTCTATAATTGCATTAGGGTAGTTTAACCAGTCAGAATTGAATATTATCATTTTTGTTTCCTCAATTTAAATCCATACCATTACTCCCTATAGTCAGAGAATAATGGCATGGTGTTTAAATTATATTTACATCAAGTATACAGGTAATGCCGCAATGCTTAGTACTAAGTCGTTTTGAGGAAGTCTTTGGAAGAACTTAATAAACAATGTACTTGCATTAGGTACAGCTCCAGGTACAGTTAGTGTAGTATTCCAAGAGTTAATTAGAAACTCTACATCTGTCCCATTAATTACTAATGAGAACATATTAGGTGCTGGTGGAGCTACTTCAGTCATTGTGTCAGTTAAAGGCATTGTAGCGTAATACATGCGGTTCAGCCAATCATTCAACGTAGTTGCACCAGATGCTACATTTACCTGCCATGTAGAAACTGGAGGAGTTGCATTTGTATTAGTTACAGTACTTGCTGCAAAATTATTCAAACCAAACGCAGGATTCTGGTTAGGAGTAAAACCAACAGTCCAGTTAGTAGTGCGTGCAGTAGCTGGCGCAGCTAGTGTCACATCAATGGTCTGAACGTTCTTGTAATTACTAAATGTAGCGTTTACATCTTGCATATTCAAGAATACACTCAATGTTTGTTTAGCGCCATAGTTAGTACTCTGGAACTGTTGAGAATTAGGATTATAACCAACGTATGGTGTAACGTTATAAACTAATGCACGATCCAACGTATACATGAACCACTCTAATCTGTAACCATGTAGATCATCAATCCATACTGGATAAGCATACAACTTAACACTTAGTGATCCATTTATCTTAAGTGTAGTGGCTTTGTAATTAGCAGTCATGAAGAATGGACCATTACTACCAGTTACATTCTGAGCACCATATACAACTTCACCTGGAGATAGTGCATATTTGAGCACCAAGTTAAACTTTTGACCTACAATAGTGGCAACGTGTCCAGCAAAACCAAAGATAGAGAATTTGGTACCATCTACTGGCATGCGGAGTTCTGAACCATCACTATAGGTAACTACACCAGTTAACATCAGTCCATTCAAAGGTACATTGATTGGATACTGAATCAATGTTTTATCACTTTGTGACAAGAATGGTGACTCTAATGAGATAGAAGTAATGTACTTAATTGACGTATCAGTATTTCTAATGAAAGCTGTATTTTCTACAAGCAGTTGTCGTTTAGAGACTACATTACCATTAGCTGAATAGAATACAGCAGTAATGATTTCGCCATCTAACAGATTAGCATTAGTGTGACATACGGTTACTGTTTTAATAGCTACGTTATTCATGCCATTAGTTGCAACTAATTCCAATGGAATATTCTGACCTAATAGATTACCACTCTGATCGTAAATAGCGCTCACAGCTACAGCACTGCCATCTAACTGACTTCCAGTATATAGGATAGCAGAGTCAGCTGCACTACCAGCTACTTGCAGTCTAGCATCTACACAGAGTGTATATGGTAAGACACTCTTATCAATATATACTCTGTAAGTATCTGATTGAGTACCTGGCCCAACTCCAAGTAAAACATCATTATTACTAAAATTGGCTACAGGAATTGCAGCTGTAATTAAAAGTAATGTAGATATATAGGAAGTGGGATCTACAACAGTGACTTTATACCAGTCATTTGTATCTAAATCAATTACTCTATCATTTACATTTGGAAT